ACCGGGGATAGTGCGAACCGGCAACATAAAGCCGTCATCCGGCACCAGCAGTGGCGGGTCAACCTGCTTTTGCGCCGCCCGAATCGTCACCTCTGACATTTTATTAAGCATTTTGATATCGGCCAGCGCGGTCATTGCCGGTGACCGGCCATATCCGATTTCAAATGAGCTCTTGGTGTAGCGCGGCGCCATGTACGGGAACTCATCAAAGCCTGATTCGGACAGGATCACCTTTTCATCCGGCTCGATATAGATAGAAGCAAACGGCTTGTTTTCGGCGGTTATCTTGGTGACATCACGCTCATCGCGCTCAAACACTGCATGAACTAGCGTGATTTCATCATATGGGTTTTCTGACGCCCGTTTCAGTATTTTGCTGTTGAATTTTTCTTCACCAAAGCGACGCATGGCAGCTCTGGCCGGCATTTTAAATTTACGGAAAACTGTGTCTACCCGACCTTTTTCATCCTCTGACAGAAAACATTCTTTGATATGTCGGGTACTAAATCTTACCTGTTGCTCTTCATCGGCGTCAACAAACATCACCGCGGTGCCAAATGTAACCAAGTCCTGATATAGCTCGTGGATCTGTTCTTGAAAGTTAGACCGGTTAAACGCCTGATACATGACGTCTTCAACGCCCTGTAGCCATTCCATGGCCTCATCGTCACCATTTAGCTCAGGGTCAGTGTAACGCAAGCTAAACCAACTGGTTGAGCCATTGGTCAGCATACCATGCAATGAGGCTGCCAGTAGTTCAGCGGCATGGATAGCGGTGCCATCAAACACCAGCTCCGAGCGTTTATCGCCGGGTGAGCGGTTTTTGGTTACGTCTGCCTTGCGCGGCACCACATAGTCAGCGACCTCTTGCCAGTGGCTTTCCCAAGTCTGGCGCTGTGTCTCTAGGCTATGATAGCGCTTGAGCAATACTGATGCGAGTTCATCGGCCATTTAGCCACCTAACAATGTTTTTTGCTGAGTAGGCGCATCGCCTATGACCCCTTTTGTGCTGGTCATGATTGTACCGCCAGCCTTTTTCTTTTTCTTCTTTTTTGCCGCCTGACCATCTTCGCCGGCATAGACAACCTCGTCAGGATTGATAGGCTCTGCCTCTACAGGCGCCGCCACGGGCTGTTGGCCGCGCATTTGCTTTTCAATTTCTTTTTTAGACGGAATCACCTTTAATGCTTTTAAGGGTTCGCCTACAGCTTTTGTGATAATTTTTCTAAATACACCGCCCATTATTTGCCTCCTAAAAGCGATTTATATTCAATCGGCGCGTCTGTTGTGACGCCTTGCGGCCCCGTTACCTGACTGGTTTTCATTGTGGCCTTGTCTTTTTGCTTGCTTTTGGTCTTTTCCGTTTCGCTTGTTCCGGCCTTGACCACCGGTGCTGGGGTGGGTGGCGCTGGCGGCGGCGGGGGTGGCGGTGGCGGAATATTCACTTTTGGTTGCAAGAAACTCATATCGCTACTCCGAGCGGGTTATAATTACTATCTGCGACTGCTTGAGGCGGTCTATCAAACGATCTAGCCTCTTTGATCCCCACAGACAAATATCTGAAAGCATCCGCAGCGTGGCTTGACCAATCATGCACAGGCGTATTCCTAAAGCTACGCAACCGTTCATTATACGCTCTATGATAGTGCCTAAGAGCTTCGAGCCCCGGCCCACATAAATTTTTATCAAACCAGCAACGCGGGATAAGCATTTGTGCGGCATGTATACCATCCTCTAGCGGCAGTTTAGGCACTACCCTAAAATTTATCCCCAAATCCCACGCTGTTTCTCTACGGCTTTTGCCGGAGCCCAGCTCCCGTACCTCGATGTCATGCGGCGCGTTATGCGTACCGTACAAATAATCCTTATCACCCAGAACCTTTACATAGTGCGGCAAGCCCTCGCCGCGGTTCTCGTAAAAATCTATAACATGCACCGCCCTGCCAACACTCTGTGTAAACCATATCGCCGTGCTATCACCCACACCCAGATCCCACCAAGTGTCCACCTTACAGGTTGGATCATACGGAACCGAACCTATGCGGCCCTTTTCATGAGCCTCTTGAAGCTCTTTACCAAAAACAGCTCCCGGAACATTGGCCACCCATGAGCACTCAAATTCCTGCTGGAACTGATCAGCAGTCATCATGGCCTTGGCAGCCTCCAGCTCCTCATCATCCAATATGCCGGTCTCACTGGCACGATATATCGCCGTATGCCAGTCATCCTGCCCCTCAGCCGCCGTATAAAGCTCATAGAAGGCGTTGTGGCCCCTTGGCGTACCAATGAACAGTGCCCAGCCTTTACGGTCGCTCAGTGCCGGCCTGATGATCTCAGGAAATAAACTTTCCGGCATGTCGGCCATTTCATCCAGAACAGCTCCATCCAAATAAATCCCGCGCAAGCTATCTGGGTTTTCAGCACCCAGTAGCTGTATCCGAGCACCATTCGGCAGATCAGCCCGTAGCTCAGTCTCATGAAACCGCACCATAGGCACGGCTCCGGCAAACTGCTTCAAGTAATCCCATGCCACCGCCTTGGCCTGACGATACGTCGGTGCAATATACGCAAACCTTGGATTAGGCTTGGCGTTCAGTATAGCGTCTCTCAGCAGGTGATTTATCGCCATGACAGTCTTGCCCCAGCGACGATGACAGACAATCACACCCCAACGCCTAGCCTGTAGCTCTGTGTGTAGCTGGGCTTGGCCGGGACGCGGTGTGTAAGGTATTTCAATGTTCATGTCAGAGACAGGCTCAGATCAGGATATTATACGCTATAGATTCGGCGGGCTAGTCTGGGGGTGGAGGGGGGTGCCGTTTTGCAAATCTGCCCTACAGAATCCTATCCTAGACGCGACATTTAGCATTGTTTTTTTTAGCCAGATCGGTAAGCCTTTGTTTTCCTTAGCTTTCGAAATTCCATAATGGATGTTATGCGACAAAACGTGAAACATTGGGGGTATCCGTGAAACAATCTAGCCTCGTGCGCGCGAGCACTGTCACAGCCAGCCTCTTTTATATATCAATGCTTACCCCGTTGCAATCTCTCCGCCGCCCCAGCTCAGCGTAATCGTACCGCTAGTCTGTTGCTTGTCATCCGCCTTATCCCTGATACCCAGAGGTTGCATCTGACGTATGTGCTTATCCTTGTGGTCTGCTTCTAGCCGTCTACGCTGTACCTCAGCCATTGCTAGCTTAGGATCATCTGGTAACGGCGCTTCCACCAAATCTATGATCTGATCCCTCATAACCTCGCATTGAAGCGTCCTAGCCGTTCTGTAGGCTTTGTAGGCGTCTTCGTCCTCTTGCACATGCCTGAGAACTGTACGCCACGACGGCAACGTATCGTCGTTGTTACAAATCCTAGTCAGACTAATCCCGTCAGCGATACGCTCACAAATTGTAGTCATTTGAGCTTTTGTTATCCTGCGTTTAGCCATGTTGCCTCAAAGTTGCTGACCCAGTCTTGAGACTGAGCCAGCTTATAAGGTTCTCTATCTAGGGAGGAAAGATGCAACATCTTGTGCATCATATATGAAAATCTACCAATTCTAGGACATTCGCGTCAATAGCTTTGATCATATCTTGTAATACAGCCTAATCAGCGCATCTTTGTACCGTTTTTTGACTATCCTTGGGTCATTCAAGCTCAGTAACCTAGCTATTTTAGACCATGATGGCCCCCGCTGCCGAAATGCAGCGCTATGAGCCACAGCCCATACCAAACGCCGGTCATCGTCGTCTAGCATCTCTGAAGCAATCATGAGCGCCTTATCATAGCGTGATATCTGATCTGGTGTAGCCTTGAGCTTGGGGGCTTCAAACGCATTGTAACCGTACGCTGACCAGCTCGTAACGTAATCTGGCCAAGCACACATCTTCTGTTTGCGTACAGCCGGCGGTAATTTGCGTTCTGTCTCTGCCGCCTCAAGAAATAGATCGTTGAGCTCAACGACGTCCATCGAGCTCTCCTAGCTTGTTATTAAGCCAGTCTTGCCTGTCCAACGGGGACAAAGCACTTACAGCGTTCTGCAATTCCATGAATCTGTCAGCGCCAAGCATAGGACGCAATCGCTTGAAAACGCGCCGCTGCAACTCATCCAACGGCGATAGCTTAGATCTGGCTATAGCTGAGACATACTGTGAATTACTATGCTTGGCTATGTTATTTATTAGTTTATTTATGTTTGGGTTAGCTGAGATATTCTTAGACTGTCTTAGATTAGTCTTAGCTATCGCGGCTTCGCCGATCTTATTTTTCGTTCTCATAACCTGTCAAGCCCCTTTCCCATCTAAATTTCAATTGACCGTAAATTGGTTGCCAGTCCCGCGGCCTAGCCTTTCTATCCCAGCTCGTTGGCTTCACATCGGAAATCAGCTTCCATCCAGCCCCACGCAAACTAGCGCCGCTTTCGCTCTGTAAAGTGTAAGTGACCATGCGCTCACCGCCCATCGATTGCCAGATACGCCAGCAACGGCCATACAAAAAACTACAGGTATTCTTAGGCGCACCGTCAATTACACAGACCCTTGTGACCTCAGCCGTCAAACTATCCTGCAATGTGGCTGATACTGGCCGGCCAACAATTGCCACACCAACCATATCACCATCACTTAGCGCGCCAATGGCAAACCGGCCACCTTGCGTTGGCTTGTTGTGACGATGAAAGTTTGCCACAAACTCATTGGCCTCTCTGATTGTCACCGGTAATACCCGCATCAATGACGCCTAAATAAATACTTTTCCACAACCCTGCGCCCATATTGTGGCATTTCTGGCATGGGCACGACCTCATCTAGGTCATATTCCATGGGCACCAGCTCAACATTCATATTCAAAATATACACACTGATAGGCTCTGGGTGCACCATGGCATAGCCTTCGGCTGCCATCTCTGCATATTGCTTCATCTCTTCGACAGTCGCCAAACCTATGGTCATGTGATCCTCTAGGTCTTGCAGATCTTCGCTCTCACCCGGCATTACAATCGCGCAGTACGGCATTACCATCCACTCCCTTTGTTTTCTCTAAATGTCTAATAATATGATCAATG